ATAAATAAAGTAGAAAAAGAAGCTAAACCAAAAGCTGAAAAGGGAAAAGAAAAAGAAGCTAAACCAAAAGCTGAAAAGGGAAAAGAAAAAGAAGCTAAACCAAAAGCTGAAAAAGAATAATTAGGGAGGCAATAGAAATGGCAGAAACCAGTAATATAAATAAAATAATAGCCGATTTAGGAGCTAATTATAAAGACGACCAAGAAGTTCTAAGCGAAATATTAGAGGGAGTAACTTCTATTGCCTCTGATATTTCTAATAGACAAAAAAATGATGAGAAGTTATTTCCATATATTAAGAAAGCAGTAAAAGCAATATATCTTTCAAGAGGAGCAGAAGGCTTAACAAGTCGTGGAGAAGGTTCTATATCAAGTTCATATGAAGATATTATAGAAAAATTAAGAAATGACATTATAAAATCTGGATTAAGGAGGATTAAGTAATGCTATTACGAGATTTAACAAAAGTATATATATCAGAATATGAAGAAATAGAAGACCACGGAGAAACAGAAAAAGTATGGAAATTTAAACCTATGAGTGAAAAAGAACCTTATGCATGCTTGAACACACAACAAGACATATCTGAGCTTGATAGAAAACCAACAGGGGAAGTTGATTATAGTACATACAAGTGTCGTACGACAAGAGATTATGACATACAAAAAGGCAATGGAATATCATTTGAAGATGTCTCAAAATCAGAGGAGTTTAAACCTCAATATAAAGTAACTGATAAAAATAAAATTGGAAGTACGTATGTATATATATGTGAGAAGGTGCAAGAATGATAAATTTCAATTGTAATATAAAAGTAAAACATAATTTTAAAAATATAGATGCTATAATTCAAAGACTACCACAAACTGCAAAAATAATAACAGAAGATGTATTAAAAAACATTAGAGGTTATGCTATAAGGTTGGAAAAAGGAAATAATGAAGAAGGCATATTAGTTGAAATGATTGATATGTCTACTAAAGAAGTGAAGGGAAAAGTTTATGCTGATCCTTCTAAATTTATGAGTAATGGGGTTTCATATTTGTTTTTTGAATATTTTGGTACAGGTACTAATGCTGAGATGGATCATGTAGGAAAATCAAAACACTTTTTAGAGAGTGGTTACACAGAATGGTTTATTCCAGTAAGTAAAGTTGAAAAAGCATTGCCATATCCGATTGTAAATATTCAAGGTATGGATTTTTATATTGCTCATGGAACTAAAGCAAACCACTTTATGGGAGATGCTGAATTTGAAAGTAGAAATGAAAATACAGAAATAGTCAAGAAAAAAATAGATGAAATGTTGAAGGAGGTATGCAAATAATGAAAGATTTAAGTATAAAGGACTTTAGCGATTTAGTATATGAAAAGCTAGAAAATTTGTATAAGAATAAACCGATTTTAAGTAATCCAAATACAGAAAGTAAATTTCCTATATTGGAATTGCATACACCTTTGAAATCAGTAAATCTAACAGAAAATGCATTTCCTATTCGTTCTACATTTCAAATATCAATCACTTGTTGGAATGAAAAACAAAGACAAGCAATGCAAATGACAGATGAAGTTAGTACAAGACTTCAAGAATTAAATTTTATAAGGACTAATACCAGTCCTGCAGTATATGACCAGATACTGCAAAAATACGGTATAACAATAACTTTTGAAGTTCGTTTTAATTCTATAACGAGTTCTTTTAATTTTATAAGATAATAAGGAGGAATAAAAAATGCCAGAACCAAAAGCAAGTACATTAACAAAACTATTTCATGCTGATACATTAACAGACTTAAAAGATTTAACTAAAAGAAAACAAGTAGCTTTCGTACAAAGCATTCCAGAATTTTTAAAAGCACCAGAGGGAATAACATATAGTGCTTTAGATATTCCTGATGAAAGACAAACAGAAGGAAGACAAAAAGCAGAAAATCTAGAAATAGAAATATTGTTTAAAGAAGACCAATATGATGAATTAAAAGCAGTTCAAACTGCTAAGACAAATGGATATTGGGCAATTCAATTACCGGAAGAAACAGCTACAGAAAGTGGAAAACCACTAACATGGTATTTTACAGGTACATGTTATATAGGAATGAGTGAAATTGCTATAGATGATATGTTAAAATCAAAATTAACAATCTATAGAAGTTCAGAAATAACAGAAAGCAAAGGATTTCCCACAGCCTAGTTCTGCAAAATTGAGTGCTAGGAGCAGAACCATAAAGAGAACTAGCACAACAGAAAAAAATACTGAGAAGGCAGAATAAGCCTTCTCTCTTTTGCAAAGGAGAGAAAATATGATAATAGAAACCAAAAATAAAATAATTAATTTAGTAATAAAAACAAGAAAAATAGTAGAAATAGCTAACCTACTAAAAAATAAAAATTTTGAAGAAGCTTTTACAAAAGCTTATGCTATATGCGATATAGAAGCTTTGGCTAAAATTATATTAAAATTAGCAGAAACAGAAGATGAGAAAAGTGCATTTAATTCAATAGATGAAGTATATGATTTTATAGACGATTGCAGAAAAGAAGGAATAGTTGTAAATGATTTATATTTAAAGATTGCGGAGGCTTTGAACGAAGAGGGTTTTTTCAAAAAGAAAATGACCGAGAAAGAACTAAAAGAGTTGATATCAAATCCTTTATCAACAATGAATATGAACGAATTAGTTCAAAAATCGGCAGAGAATGCAATGAGCAAAATAGCAGAGGAACAATTCCAAGGTTTCAGGGGCTAAATGATATAATTTTAAGAATAAAAAATACAAATAATTTAATTGAATTGATTTATGCAACAGAGTCTTTGGCATATTATTTTAATATGAAACCGTTTGAATTTTGGAATAGTAGATATTCAGAAATCAATATTTATTGCCAAACTCATTTGGCTAAAAATGCTGACGATTTAAAACGTGAGATTAATTTACAGGAAGCGGTAACAAATAAATTAATAAGAGCAGATAGCTTATCGAGAAATCCAAGAATAATCCCTATTCGAGATAATTATAAAAATTTATTTCAAGATGAAGAAAAAGAATACATTCAGTCACCAGAAGAAATAACAAAAAAGATGAGACTTCTTATGATAAAAGAAAAAAAATAATTTTTTCGACAAGTTTCGACAAAAATACATGAATAAAAGTGCTATACTTCTTTATATAATATAATAAAAGGAGATATAGAAGATGGAAGATATACAAATAAAAACTAAATTCTGCAAATTTTGTGGTGAAAAGATTCCAGAAGATGCGGTTATGTGTACTCACTGTGGAAGACAAGTTGAACAATTAAAAGGAGAACAACCTCAGGTTGTAATAAATAATGCAAACACTAACACCAATATGAATAAGAATATTGGAGCAGTATCTGGTAGACCAAAAAATAAATGGGTGGCAATAATACTTTGTGCATTTTTAGGATTTCTAGGTGCACACAAGTTCTATGAAGGCAAAACAGGAATGGGAATATTATATCTATTTACTTGTGGATTATTTGGAGTAGGAATAATAATAGATTTTATAGCATTGTTATTTAAACCAAATCCTTATTATATATAAGAAATAAATAATAAAAACACTTGCAAATGCAGGTGTTTTTCATTTAGCATCAGATTAAATCTGGTGCTTTTATTATGCTTAAAAAGAAAGAGGGTGAAAGTGTGACAGTAGAGGAAATTGAGATAATTGTAACAGCACAAGTAGAAGAGGCTTTAAAAAAGTTTCAAGAGTTTTTACCAGCTATAAAGCAAACAATAAGGCAAGCACAAGAGGCTTTTTCAAAAGTAGATACTAGAGCAATGACAAGTAAGTTACATCAAGCAGTTAATTTTATGAAAAAGAAAATGCAAAATTTAAAGAAAAGTTCAGAAAACAATGAAATAGCAATAAAAGTAAATAATAAAGATGCACAAAAACAAATATCTCAAGTACAAAAACAAATAGATAGTTTGCAAGAAAAAATAAATGCTCGACAAATGAAATTAAACGTAATAAATCCTCAGATTGATAAAATTGTGGATGATACTAGAAAAAGTGTAACACCAGAAGGAATAAACCCTAATGATAAAGCAATGGATACAACAGTGAATAATGCATTAGGAAACAATAAAGATTTTACAGCGTTAAATAATCAGGCACAAAAATTATATACCGAAATAGAAATGTATAATAAACAACTTAGTGAAGCAAAAAACGAAATGACACAATTAAAACAAGAAATAAATCAAACAGCAATTAGTCAAGGAAAATTGACTAGTTTCTTTAGTGGATTCAAACAAAAGATAGACCAAGTAAAGCCAAGCATATCAAAGATGAAAGACAGTTTTAAAGGTCTACCTAAAATCACTCAAAATATAACTAATAATATAAAAGGAATGGGAACAGGTTTAAAAAACGGATTAGGACATGTTTTAAAATATGCAATGGCATTATTTTCATTAAGAGGAATTTATTCAATATTAAGTGGGTGTGCAAATGCATGGCTATCTAGCCAAAATGCAGGAGCAAAGCAATTAAGTGAAAACATAAATTATATGAAGTATGCTATGGGTAGTGTACTAGCACCAGTAATTCAATTTGTCACTAATCTAGTATATCAATTAATGAAAGCTATTCAAAGTGTTGCTTATGTATTAACAGGAGTAAATATATTTGCAAAAGCAAGTGCAAGTTCATATGCTAACATGGCTGGAAGTGCAAAAAAAGCGAAACAGGAAACAAAAGCGTTAGCAGGTGTCCATAGTGAAATAAATAATATTTCGGACAAAGATAATTCGGATGGTGGAAGTGGAGGGACAACAGCTCCTAGTTTTGATTTATCAAAAATGGATAATCAAATGATGGGATGGGTTGATAAGATAAAGAAGAAGCTCTTACTATTATTTAAACCTATACAAAAATCATGGAGTCAATATGGTAAACCATTACTGAAAAGTATGGAATATGCATTTAACAGCAATATAACACTAATAAAAACAATGGGAAAAAGTTTTAAAGAAGTATGGCTAAACGGAACGGGCGAAAAAACTTTAGGTATATATTTTCAGGCGTTGACATCCATATTTAATATTATAGGAAATATAAATACTGCGTTTGCAAATGCATGGCAAAACAATGGTGGGACTGAAACAATACAACAATTGTGGAATGGGTTTAATAATTTACTTTTAATAGTTCAAGATTTTTATAGAACAATAGAAGAGTGGACTTCAAGCGAAAATTTTCAAGAGTTTGCAAATTCAATAATTGGAATATGTGAAACACTATCAGGATGGTTTGAATTAGTAACACAAAAATTAAAGGAAATATGGGACAATGGAGGAAGGGAAACTTTTTCTAAATTATTAGGATGCATTTCTAAATTGGTTACGGCCATAAGTTCGATAATATCTTTTTTATCCCCGGTAATAGAATTTGTATTAAATATAGTTACCCCAGCAGTAACAGAAATAATTAAAGTTATTGGCTATGTGATAGATGCACTATCTGGTTTATTAGATTTTATAATAGGAGTATTTACTGGCGATTGGGAAAGAGCATGGAATGGAATTAAAGAATTTTTTATAGGTATATGGAATGCTTTAAAAACTGCAGTAGCAACAATACTTAATATTATTAAAGATAGTATAGTGTCCGTATTAAATGTAATAAAAAATATCTGGAATACCGTATGGAGCTGGATAAAACAGTTAGCAAATACAATATGGAATGGAATAAAGACAATAATATCAAATGCAATAAATGGAATAAAAAATACTATTTCAAACGTACTTAATGGAATAAAAAATATCTGGAATAATGTATGGAATGGGTTAAAAACTACAGTAACCAATATATTTAATGGAATATGGAACACAATAAAAAGAATTATAAACTCTATTTTAGGTGGAATCGAGGGTATGGCAAATGGCGTTGTAAAAGGAATAAATAAGGTAATATCAGTAATGAATAATTTAAGCTTCGACATTCCAGATTGGGTTCCAGGAATGGGCGGAAAAAAATTTGGATTTAACATCGGCTATATGAGCGAAGTATCATTACCAAGATTAGCAAAGGGAAATGTCGCTTATGAAAAAACACTAGCAATTTTCGGAGAATATGCAGGAGCAAGCAATAACCCAGAAATAACAGCCCCACAAAATATAATGAGAGAAACGTTTGAAGATGTTTTATCAAATTATAATAACGAAAATAGCGATAGGCCTATAAATCTTACAGTAAACGTAGGAAGTACAAAACTAGGACAAATATTATTAGACAATTTAAGAGATATGAAAAGACAATCAGGGAAAGACATAGAAGCATTAGTAGGAGGATAAAATTATGTTATGGAAAGAACATGGAGATACGGGAAATTTACCAACACCGTCAACATATAGCGCAGACATAGAAGATACAGACAAAGACAGTTATTCTTCTATTGTTGATGGTTCTTTAATAGATAATCCCATAGCTGTAGGAATGTTAAAGCTTTCTATGTCATGGGATTTTAACACAGAAGAAGAAGCAGAACAACTTATACAAAAGACATATAAAAACCCATTTATATTGGATGTTAAAGTTCCAGTAGTAAATGGAGGTTTTTTAGAAAATGCAAAGTTTAGGGTATCAAAAAGAAAAGTCGAAATGATAAGTACAGAAAAAGAAAAGAGTACTTCCAAAACAAAATGGAAGTGCTCTTTTAATTTAATGCAAAAAGAATTAACAGAAGCACAAAAAACAGCAGTAGAGGGGGCAAATAGTTAATGTATAGTACAAGTAATAACTATAAGTCTAAAGTATACAATGTAACTCATTTATTAAAAGTATACATAAATGATACAGAGATAGATTCTAAATATATATTAGACTGTAAACCCTCGAAAAAAGCTTTCTCAAGTGATGAGTTTGCATTGGGCTGTATAGAAGCACAAAGCATAGAATTAAAATTATATAAATCAGTAATACCTGCAACTATAAACAAAGTAGAAATCAAGAGTGGAATAACAGGCGAAATAATACCTGTTGGAGTATTTAATGTGGATGATATAAGCAAAGAAGACGATTACACAGTAACATTTAAATTACGCGATAATATGATTAAATTTGAATTTAATTATAATGGAAAAACACTAATAGATAGCAATAATGGAAAAGCAAAAATAATACAGGTACTACAAGACTTATGTACAAAAGCAGGAGTAGAACTTCGGTTCTACTTCTTTTTTAAACATGAATAAGGAAATAGCAGTGTACGACAATACAGTATCAGCAAGAACTTATTTAAGTTATATAGCAGAACAAGCTGGTGGAATAGCAGTAATAGGTAGAGATGGAAAACTATATATAAAAACAATCGGAGAAAGTTCAGTTACACTTCCATTAAAGTTATTTAAAACTTTTAAATGGGGAGAAAAATTTAAAATAACACGTGTAAGGTATGATGATGGAATACAACTATTTGAAAAAGGAGATACAACAGGCAATACAGTTTATATCAGCCAAGACAATATGTACATAGTTGATCAAGATCAAATCAATAATATTTATAACACATTAAAAGGACTAGAATTTTACAGTTTTGAGGGCGAAAGCATAATAGACCCAGCACTAGATACAGGAGATATCGTTGTTATAGATGGTAAAAATGTAATATACCAGGGTTCAATGCAGTTCTCGGGACGTTGGATTGCAAATATTGAAAGCAAAATACAATGTAAAGCAAAAGAGGAAACAACTACTAGAACACCATCACAAAGAACTATAAACAGAAGAGTGGAGTCAAATATTAATCAGATAGATGGAAAAATAACTCAACTAACCGAAGAAACCACAGAGAACACACAAAAGCTAACCAAAGTAGAGCAAGACGTAAATGGAATAACTAGTAAAGTATCATCAGTAGAGCAATCAGTAGAAAACATAACAAAAATAGAAGGTACAGCAGAAGGAAAGAACATATATATAGATGATGCATCTGCGGAACCATTAATAGATATAATGCTAGAGGGCGAGAGCCAACAGGGAGCAAGCCCTAGCCCAGATTATATAAGCAAAATAGAAAATTTGGAGGGAAAGAACAAAGTTAAAGAAATAAATTGGAAACAGATGCCAAGTATATCAACAGGAGCAACTATAACAAATGTAAACGGATATGGAACAGATTATATTGACGTTGATAATACAAAACAATACATTTTTAGTTATCTTGGAACATCAGGTTCTAAATATATTGTATATTATGATAAAGACAAAAACTTTTTAGGATATGATACTGAAATACAAATAAATAACTTTGCAAAATGGAATGAAACAGGATATGTACGTTTAAGAATAGATTGTCCTCAAGGTTCTGTAACAGCCTTTCAGTTAGAAGAAGGCACAGTAGCAACAGGTTACGTACCATATAATTCTCTAGAAATAAAAGATGTAGGAAAGAATCTATATGCAGGAAATGAAATAACAATAAATGGCACATATTCTTCAAATACATCTGTTAATTTAGGCTCAAGATATTTAAGTGAGGGAACTTATACTATTAGTTTGACTAATAGTTTACCAAACAATAGTTATATATATTTAGGCGCGAATGGTTCAATAGCAACGGCTATAAGGAACAAAGCAACTTTTACATTAACAGAAGAACAAAATGTTCCAATGCGACTAGTTGTTAAAGCTGGAACATATAGCAACTTTACTACGAAGATAATGATAGAAAAAGGCATGGTCGTAACAGACTACGAACCCCACCAACAACAAACAGAATACTTCCCATTATCAGAAGGACAAAAGCTATACAAAAACTCTTATTTGGTAGATGATGGAATACATCATAGTAGGAAACAAGTTGTGCTGGATGGGACAGAAACAGGTTGGTATACGCTAGCAAACCAAACTGGTACAAACACCTCATATTTCTGTATACCTAAAAGTGATATGAAAAAGGCGAGCACATTAATTTGTGATAAATTTATTAATCGAAACGTTTGGAATACTGATGAAGAAGCCATTCAAAGTATTATAGATAATTGTATAAGATTAAGAATAAATACTAGCAGAGCAAGCACGGTTGCAGAGTTAAAAACTTGGCTATCAAACAACCCTATCAGAGTAGAATACGAGCTAGCCGAAGAAGAAATAGTACCTTATACAGAAGACCAAAAAGAAGCGTGGGAGAAATTAAGGCATTTTACATTATTTAAAGGTATTAATAATATAACAAGTACAGCAAATGCGAAAATCACATATGTTAGAGATAATGGATTAAGCGACACATACGAAAATAAGCGAAACATTAGAGAAAATCACTACACAAAAAGTGAAACAGACTCGCAAATAAGTCAAACAGCAGACTCAATCAAAGAGTCAGTCAAAGAAATAAACGAACAAACACAAGAAAAGCTTGCAACATTGGAGCTAGCCAATCAAAGTTTAGAATTTGCAACTAAAAGAACCGGTGGAAACAATTTAATTAGAAATAGTGCAATGATTAATGATAATAATTTCTGGCTAGCACACGCTAAATACCCATATCAAGAGTCAGATACACCACCTGACAATCCTACTGAAGGATCATACTGGTATTGTACTGCCAATAGTGGAAGTTACATAGAAAATCAAATGTATGTGTACAACAGTGGTTGGCAAGTATCAGAACTGTCAAGAAAATCATTGTTAAGTGCTCAAAACTACTTCGCTTATACAACTTCTAACGAATATTGGGCAAACGGCAGAAATGCTAATGAAAATACACTGAGTGGACGAGTTATTAAGCTTGATGGAAGACAAGACTATACAGTATCACATATATTCAATATCACAGAACCTATTACATTGAATCAAAATGAAAACAAAATGGCAATATCATACTTCATAAAAAACAGTATAGTACAAGGAAATGTCTGCGTAGGACTAATGTTCCTTAATGAGGCAGATTTTACAGAGGTAGAAAAGCCGTATTCGTTGTATGAGCCCGGTATTATACTGACACCAGACGATTTAAAAGATTTAACTAAAATAGAGCAAATAATAGAAATACCTAAGAAATCAGATTTTATTCCTGTAGTTGTAAGTAACACAGCGCCTACAGATACAACCAAGAATTGGTTAGATTCAACAATATACTTACCTAAAAAATATAACTCGCAAACATCACAGTGGGAAATATTAGATACAAAAATGTCATTATATAACGAGAGTTCAAGAGAAGTTTGGACTTATAGATATTTTTACGGATTCTATTATCAAACACCAATAATATACGATACAGCAGAAATCAAGAGTTGTTATGTGGCATTAACATTTTATCCTGCATTTGCAGTCTATACAGGAAATGTAGAGCCTACACCTTACAAAGGGTTATATTGGAATAATAAAACAACAAATTTAGTTAAGAGAGCAAAATACGATGGTACCACCTTTGTAGAGTGGGAAACACTTGATATTCCAAGTAGTTTATTACCAACTGGTGCTAGTTTAGGTGTTGAACTATTTGATTACATAGTGCCGATTAAAGGATTCGTTGAAATTGCTGATTTAAAGCTCGAATATAACACTATGTGTACTCAGTGGACTCAATTTCCTGGGGAAGTTTATGGCAAGAATTATAAAATGGACGAAAAGGGCTTTTGGATTCAAGCAAATCAAAATACTATGTTTATAGATGAGGACGAAATCCTGGCGACATATAAAGGAATAAATATATTCCAAATTAATAAAGACTTAGCATATTTCTACAAAATACAAGCAACCGAGAGTATAGAAATTGGAAATTATTTCTTGAAAACTCAACAAATTAATTCAAAGAATATGCTGTTACTTTATTAGAAAGGAGAGCATATGGCAGTATCAAGTAATATATCAATAACACAAAACTCACAGAATATAGCAAACAATAAAAGTAATATAACTGTTAGAGTACAAGTAACAACGACAGGAGGCTCGTATAATGGATATTCTAAACCAGGTACTTGCACAATAGACGGAACAACATACGATTTTAGTCATAATATACCTCAAAATTCAACTACAACAATTTTTGAGAAAACATTAGATGTAACACACAATAATCAAGGAGAGAAAACCGTTTATGCTAGTTTCTCGTTTCAAACAGGTATATCAGCAGGAACAATAACTGGGTCAACATCCAAGAAATTAACAACAATTCCTAGAACTTCCGAAGTAAGTTTAAGTAAAAAGAATTTCAATATTGGCGAAACTATAACAATATATACTAACCGAAAAAGTGCTAGTTTCACGCATACAGCAGTTATCAAATTCAATGGACAGACAGTTAGAACACAAACAGGGATAGATGCTTCATATAGTTGGAATACAAATGAATTATTTGCTAAAATTCCAAATCAAAATCAGGCTAATGGTACAGTGGAACTTACAACTTATAGTGGTGGTACTAGAATAGGAACAAGTGCAGTTAATTTTACAGGCTATGTAGTAAATAGCGACCCAGTATTTAATAATTTTGATTGTGAAGATACAAACACAGTGACTAAAACTTTAACTGGGAATAATCAAAAGTACATACGAAAGTATAGTAATTTAAAAGTAACAATAACAAGTGCAAATAAGATGACTACCAAGAACAGTGCTACACCTAAATATTACAATATTGTGGTTGGTAATAAAATTGAAAAATTAGATTATTCAACATCAGAAATTTCAAAAACTATAAATAATATGGACGACAATACAGTAACAGTTTTTGCCGTTGATAGCAGAGGAAACCAAAAAGACAAAACAAAAGCATTAGATATTGTTGAATATTCCGAAACTGTTTTACAAAGCGTTAAGATTGAAAGAAAAGAAGGTGTAGGGGAAACAGTCTTAATAAGTTTATCTGGCAAATATGCAAATATTAATTTTGGAGCCAAAACAAATACAGTCAAAAGCATTCAATTTCGAAAAAAGAGTAAGATAGATACCGAATTTGGAAGTTGGGTTGAAATAAAGCAATTGGTTACAATAGACACTGAAAACGGCACATTTAGCTGTGCCTCAAAAGAAATTACAGGACAAACTTTCACTTTAGGTACAGAGTATGACATAGAAGTTCAAGTTAAAGATGAATTGAGTTCAGACACAGAACCAGTATCTCTTAATAGTGGAAAAGTGCTACTTTCAGCACTGAAGAATAAAGGAATTAGTATTGGGGGAATTTATAATGAAAAATTAGGAGGACCATTACAACTAGACAACAAGAACGTTATAGATTGGATAAATGGTAAGCAGGATAAACAAAAACATATTCTAAAAGCTATTCTTGATACTGATAATACAACGATAACATCTTCTAAAGACTACGACTCTGTATTAGTATCTCTAAAACAATACATTAAGATGGGAAACAAATTAAGTTTTAGTAATGGAAAAATTGTTGTTGGTTCGGGTGTAAATTATATTAGAATATCTGCTCAAGTTATGATGTCATATATTCCAAGTTCTTTAAGGCTAATGGGATTAGCAGTTTATATAACGAATAGTCAAGTTTATACAAATTATGGAATCAGAACTTCATCGGATTTTCTAACATATAATGCACCAGGAATGATATTCCCTGCTAAAGCAGGAGACACAGTATCAATTCACGTATATATTGAACCATCAGGAACAAGTGTAAAGCTAAGAAAATACTCGCAAAGCACTTTCCTACAAGTTGAAGTAATAGAGTAGGAGGTGAGAAGATGCAAGATAATATAATAATGTTATTTCTGGGTTTTATTACAACTATGATTCCGATTTTTACTGTAATTGTAAAACTAAACAATACAATAACAAAATTAAATATTACAATTCAGGTTCTATCGGACCAAATGCATAAAGGCCAAGAAGATAGAACCAAGATACATAATCAGCTTAATAATCACGAAACAAGAATATCAATTTTGGAAAATGAAAGGAGGGAAAGATAAATGGATTTATCGGTATTAACACAATATTTAAGTATAGTAGTTGTTGGAATATGCCTTTGTGTAGGTTTTGTTATAAAAAATAGTCTTGATTTTATACCAAACAAGTACATACCATTAATCATGCTAATATTAGGTTTAGCAATTAATGTATTAATGAACCTAAATGGGATAAATGCAGAAGTAATACTAACGGGAATGTTTAGTGGACTAGCTTCTACAGGTCTATACGAAATGTTTAAAAATTTAATATACAAGGAGGAAAAATAATGGAAATAATAGAAAATAATTTTAAGTTTGGTGCAATGGACATAAGAAATACAACAGAACAAATTGTATGCCACCATAGTGGAGTAACTGTTTTACAAAGTGTAGAAGTAATACATAATTATCATAAAAATACAAAAGGTTGGGCAGGAATTGGGTATCATTTTTATGTTAGAAAAGATGGTTCTATATATAGAGGACGTCCAGAGAATACAGTAGGTGCACATGCGGTAGGAGCAAACTACAATTCAATAGGTATTTGTTTTGAAGGAAACTTTTCAAAGGAAAAGATGTCAGAGGAACAATTGAATGCTGGTAAAGAATTAATTGCATATTTAAAAGAAAAGTATAATATATCTAAAGTAGTAGGGCATAGAGATATAGACAACTCTGAATGTCCAGGCAATAATTTTCCAATGGACGAAATAAGGAGTGGCAAAGTTAGTTCTTCAAATAATTCAAAAGAAGAAATAGTAAAATCTTTACAGAAAGCGTTAAATATAGATTATAATTGTGGCTTAGATGTAGATGGAATAATAGGACCATTAACAACAAAAGCAGTAAACAACAATATGGTAAGAAACTTTACTGTAGGAGAATTTGCTAGATGGGTTCAAGAAAGACTAATTGCAAAAGGATATAGTCTAAATGAATTTGGAGTAGACGGTAGATATGGAAACGAAAGTGAGAAAAAAGTAAAAGAGTTCCAAGCAAATTGTGACATAGATGTTGATGGAATTGTAGGAATAAATACAGTTAATAGATTAATATAGAAAAAGGCTAGACATTAAGTTGTCTAGCTATTTTTTTTTGCCATTTTGAGGTAATATAATTAGTCTAATTCAAAATAAAAAAGGCTTAAAAAGGATTGTGACGCGTCGATTTTTTGCTTATTTTTCGACATTTATAAATATTTTTAATGAAATTGAATATAATAATAAAAACAAAAAAATGTTTGTATATATTGACAAAAACGTATACATAATGTATAATCTGAATATAACATTATTACAATTGTGTTATATTCAGATTACAATATTGTTAAATTTATTGACAGTTTTATTTTTTTATAATATGTATATAAAAGATGGGGGAATTTTTATGATGGAGATAAAAGATTTTGATCAAAAAACTTCAGAAGCAATAAAATTAGCTTCATACATTAAAAGAAAATATTTAGAATATGATAAGAATATAAACAAAAGAGAAATATCACCAATAAAATTACAAAAATCTTTATATTTTTTATTTGCATATTGGGGACAGTATATAAAGAAAAATAAAGAAAACAAAGATAGTGTGGAAGTGGATTATTCAAATTATTCTGAACTTCTTTTTAACGATAGAATAGAGGCGTGGACGTATGGACCGGTATTACCAAATGTGTTTATGGCTGAGAAATTAAATACTTTAGAAACAGAAAAAGATGATAATTATTTAGAAAATGATCTTATAAAAAAAGAGTTTGTTGATAATTTATTATATCAATTATTTGAAATAGATGATTTTAGTTTGGTTAGACTTTCTCATGAAGATGAATGTTGGAGAAGAAATTATATAGATACAGATGAAAAGCATAATAGAGAAATACCAAAAGAGGAAATTATAAATGAATACTTTGCAAAGTAGATTGAATAATATAGAATCGAGAAATAAACAAAATTTATTTGAGCATGAAATAAATAAAATAACTAGAAAAGGAACAAGAATTATTACTACATCTCCTTTTCGCTTTAAAAAGTTTATTTTTAATGGAAATTTACATTCTGTAAGAATGCCAGAAGAGAAATTCACAAATTTTATAAGAAGCTATAATGGTAACGTATATCAAATATTAAAGGAATTGTTTGACAAATTATATTATAATAATTACAATATACTCAATGACTTCGTTTTAGACGAAAGTAATTATAGTGACATATCAGCTCAAGCTAAAAGACTAAAAAAAATTATCATGTTTACAAATAATATAAAAGATATAGAAAGTTTACCTCGAATTAGTGAGTTAATTCCAGCTAAACACTTGAAAAATAAAGAAAAGAGATATAAAGGTATAAGATTATTTGTTCATGTAAGAGAAGATGGATATATAGATTTATATTTAATAGATTTGTACCATTTAGGAATAAATGCTTTTAATGTAACAACTCAAAATTACGATTTAGGTAGAAATTATAATAGTAATGAAAATTGTAAAAAATGTATTTCAAAAATAGCAGATGATTATATATTAAAAGACTAGCAATAGTCTTTTTATATTACTTAAAAGTCCCTTCAACATTTAGCAATAAATCAATAATCTGTGATATTTCGTACACCTCTTTACTATCTAATCCAAAAACTTCAATTCTGTGGTACATTTCTTCTTTCAATTTATTTACGTCATTATCATAATAAAATAAGTCTTTTATTGTAACATCTAAAGCATTTGCAATTTTATCAAGAATCTTCATTGTTGGATTAAATACATTATTGTTTTCCAGTTCTCTTAAATAAGTTCTCGAAATTCCCGTGACCTGACTTAATTTATATAAAGTTATATTTTTGCTTCTTCGCAAAAGCTTAATTACAAAAACATACATAAAATTACTCCTACAGTTATTATTAATCTATTTTAGTATGTTTATACAAAAAAGAAAATATGGAACTCCCAGCTCCATATCCAAAAGCTTGAAATCCTTGAAAAATAAGGACTTTTTGATTATATACAGTTTTAGAGAGAGTAGTATTTTGTCGAACGATTTTGTTTGACATTTTTCGACAGCGCTTATATAATATTAATCAATAAAAGAAACGCGTTTCTCCTGAGAGGAGAATTTATATGGAATTAGAAGAAATAGTAAAAGAAAGAATCAAAGAAAATGAAAAATTATTTAGTAAAGAAGAATTAAAAACGATAAAAAATAATATTATATTAGCTAAGAAAGTATATATGATTGGATTAGTAAATGGAAAACAAATATATGGAAAATAATTACAATAGCATTTATCTACTTTTTATCTACTCAGTTTAGAAACTTTATAAAACTATATAGTATATGTATTTGTAAAATGCCTTAAATTAATCTGATTTAAAAAGATTAGAAAAATATAGGGTTTACAATTTTTGAACAGTTGGTTCAGGTGTTGTTTCAGAAGTTATTGAATAATATATATAGTAATAGCAAGGGTTTGCAAAATATACCCTTGCTATATTTTTATTATTTATCTACTTTTTATCTACTCAGTTTAGAATAGAGTCAATTTTATTTATAATATTTGCTTTTGTTTTTGGCAATGCTTCTAAATAGATTTCTGTTGTTTTTATGGAACTATGTCCTAATAATTCTTTTACTGTGATAAGGTCAGCTCCATTTGCTAATAACATTGTAGCAAATGTATGTCTTAAATCATGAAATGTTTTATTCTCAATTTTTGCTTCTTTTAATTTTTTATTATATACTTTTTGAAAATATTTAATGTCAAAATGACCATTGTTAGGAGCAAACACATATGAAGGACTTTTATTTTCAATTGATTTCAATAAAGCGAAAATATTGTCAGACATAGGTATAGTTCTAATTGAATTTTTGGTTTTCGGTGTTTGTAGCTCTATATGATAAGTTTTTGAATTTTCAGTAATGTCAGTTGCCATATATGTTAAATTATGAATAATGTTAATTTGTCTATTCTTGAAATCAATATCAGACCATTGTAACCCAAAAATTTCTCCTCTTCTCATTCCCGTTCCTAATGCAAATAAAACAATATTTTCAAATTTATTACCTTTAAAAACTTCTTTCAATCTTTTTATTTCATCTTCACTGTAATATTGAAATTTTGACTTGTTTTCTAATATTTCCAATGTTGTTTTCTTGTCTCGTGGCAAAGAAACATTATTACAAGGATTTTTTAATATATAACTTTCTTTTTCTGCGTAATTAAAAAACTGATTGAGTAATTTGTGGATTTTTTTTACATTAGTAGGAGTTGTTTCCAAATTATTATAATATTCTTGTATTTTTAATGATTTAATATTGTTTATAGGAACATTTGCAATTATATTAGGCTTAATATATCTTTTATATATACCGTCATAACTGTCTAATGTGGAAGATTTTATGTTGTTTTTTTTCGTTCCATATAACCATAAAGGTAATAAAATATTTATTGTATATATTCTATCACTGTCAATTATTCCTAACTTTAAATCATTAATGTATTTATTTGCTTTTTCTTCAGCTTCACTTTTAGATGAACCATAAAATGTTTTTTTTATAGGTGTTCCATCAGCTTTGCGACCAATTGTTTTTGTTACTTTATAATAGTCATATCCATTAACTTTAAAATTCGTTTTTCTTGCCATAATATCCTCCTGAATAAAAAAGCATTAATAAACTAATGCTTCTTTTGTAAAATCTCCATATTTATCTATATAAAATTTAATAGCGTTTTGCATATAATTGACAGTAACCTCAAAATACTCGGCTAAACCATATAAATCATTAATGCCGATTCTTAATAGCGAATTTTAGTCTCTCGTAAGAAATGAGTGTATTGTAGGACCACTTCTTTGCTTTGTATTCCTGCTTACTTATGAATTGTAAATCAGAATCAAACTTATAGGTGGCGTTATAATAGTAATGACCGTAATTCTTCTGCTAAGACAAGCTTTTTATCAATACAAGAAGACGACTTAGAAGAATCATATATAATAACATTTAACTTATTGTAATTAATATAAGCTCCAGAAGAATTTTCTAGATAAGTATCTATTAAATTAATATTTTCTCTATTTATTAAATCTTCAATGTTATCTAAATTCATTTATTTATCCTCTTTATTTTCTTTATCTTGTTCTTGCTTTGCTAATAAAGCTTCTAATGTATTTTTGATAATCATTTTGTTAGTATCATTCAATGCTTTTACACCACTCGCAAATGCAACATCTGCATCATCTATATTTAGTTTTTCTGGCTTTCTTATATCGGTCTTACCCATAAGATAGTCTAATGAACAGTTGAAAATCTCAGACATTTTTAATTTTATATCATCACTAGGTGTTCTTTCTCCACTTTCGTATTGAGATATAGAAGCACTAGATGATAGATTTAATTTCTTAGCCAATTCAGTTTGATTAATTCCTAACCTGTTTCTTTCAAACTCTATTCTTTTCCCTAAAATATTTCTCATAAAATCATATCCTTTTTTTATTTTTACAAAATGTGAAACCTATTGATATTATAACACTTTTTTCACTTATTGTAAAATATTCTCACAAAATGTTAAAAAACTATTGACAATATTCACAAATTGTAATAATATAATCATAGATTTCACAAATAGTAAAAATGAGGGGGCGAAAAAATGACAGAAATAGAGGTTAGAAGAAAAGAAAAAGGATTTACACAACAGTATATGGCAGAAAAGATTGATGTTTCTATCGGTTGCTATAATATGTATGAAAATAACCAAAGAAAAGTACCAGTGGAAAAGGCTGAAAAGATAGTAGAAATATTGAATTGTAAAATGGATGATATTTTTGTACCTTCTAGTTTCACAGTTAGTGAAAGAACGGCAAAAGAAGTTTAACGAAATAAATATAAAATAGTTTTACAAAGTTAGATAAAGGAGGATTAATATGCAAAATATGCAAGAAGTACCATTTTATTATTTATCTGCAAGAGCATATGCTAAACAAACAGGAATCGGAGAGGCAGAAGTAAAAAAGCAACTAATAAAGGGAGAACTTGAGGGATTTACTACTGATAATCAATACAAAGTTAAAGTGTACAGAGATGGTAATGTTTCATATAAACAATATGAGACAGTACTAAAAAGAGCAATAGAAGCAGAAGCAAAATTAGAACAAGCAAAATCAATATTAGTTTAGAAGGGAGTCGAAACAAATGATAAGTTATTTAGTAGATTTATTTTTATGCAGTATGGTAGTAGTAGCAGAGCTAGTAGGAACAATTATATTAGCAATAGTAACAGAAGTTATGGTTTATAAAGTTTTCAAGCTCAATCTATATCAAGAAATATGGAAAGGCTTAAATGGATTAGACAGAAAACTGAATAAAATATTGGGATAGAAAGGAGGGAAAGAAAGTGGAAGAAATTCAAAAAAATAGTGGCAATGTAAAAGTATACATTAACCACAAATATTGTTTAATAACCAGTAAAAATGTGATTATTAAATCTCAAACTGATAAGAACCGTCAGGCATTTGTTTTAATTTCTTAGAGGTAATTATATAAAAAACAAATTTAAAAGTAAAGGAGGGAAGAGAGATGCAAGTATTTATAGGTATAATTCTGGGTTTTATTATAGCAATTATTGTAATGATAGTTACAGGATTTGGACAAGATTACGAGTTAATAACAACTATAGATGAATTACACAAAGAACTTAAAGACAATAAGGACAGGCTTAAAAATAAGGAAATAGCAGAAATAAGAACAACATTTTTTGCAAGGAAGATAAAAGAAATAGAAGACATTATAAAAAATTCAGAAGAAAGCAAAGAAAACTATTTTATTACTTTTGAAAAAATAAAAAATGTACTATTTGCGAAAGCAGTGCAAACAAATAGTACAAAACAAACTCATTAATTAAACATGACTAAATAAATAATAGCACAGAATATAAAAAAAAGCAAGAGGAGTAATTGAAAAAAATGTCAGAAACATTAGAAGAATTAGAAGAAAAATATTTTATGTTAGAAATGCAAGATACGTGGAGCAGTAGAGATTATAAATATGCTGATGAATTAAGAAATAAAATAAAAAAAATGAAGGAGGAAGAAAGATGATAAAGAAACCAGCAGAGATGATAAACACAGAAAACAAGTTTAGGGTATTAATAGCGGGTTACCCAGGAATAGGAAAAACAACACTAGGGCTATCAGCACCAAAGCCATTATTAATAGATGTAGACTTTGGGATAAATAGAACAATGGCAAGTGTAAGAAAAGATTATATACAACCAGAAAGTTATGAAGAATTATTAAATGATTTAAAAGGAGATTTAAGTGATTACGAGACAATAGTTATAGATACTGGAGGAAAATTGTTAGATTTAATGAAAGCTTATGTAATAAAAAATGACATAAAAAATGCTAAAAAAGATGGAACATTAAGTTTACAAGGCTATGGAGCAGTTGGAAGAGAATTTTCAAGATTTATGAATTACATATATTTTGACTTAAGAAAACATTGTGTAATTATATTCCACGCAGTAGAAGAAAAACAAGATGAAGATACAAAATTAAGAATTTTAGTAGAAGGAAGTACAAAAAACACAGTATGGCAAAATGTTGAATTAGGTGGATTTATCGAAATGAGAGGAGACAAAAAGGTAATAGGGTTCAATAACTGTGAAAGATATTTTGCAAAATCAAGTTTTGGAATAAAAGGAAATTATACAATACCAGAATTAGACGGAACACAACCAAATGACTTTTTAATGAAACTATTTGAGCAAGCAAACAAAAACATACAAGAAGAAAGCAAAGTGTTTGAGAAAGAAAGAAAACAGTATCAAGAAGTAATTAACAAATATATTCCAATTGTGGAAAGTATGACTGCAGAAAATGTAAATGAAGTAATGGATTTAATAAAAAATATAGATGATCATATTTTAACAAGTGAAAAAGAAATAAAGGATCATTTTGCAAAGAAAATTAAAGAATTGAATTTAGTATGGAATAAGGACAAGCAACAATATGAAATAGTACAGGAGGGATAAATATGGCTAAATATTATATTACTCCTACATTGCTCAATAGTTGGCAATACAACATCAACAATGGAACATTAGAAGATTTTATAAAAGTATTAAATAAAGAACAATTTGAAATAACTGAAAACATACAAAAAGGCTTTGAATATGAAGCTTATATGCAAGAAAACTACGAAGAAACATTGAACGGAGCATATCAAGTAAAAGTAAGTAAAGAATATGGAGATTACTTATTATATGGAATTGTAGATTGCTTAAAAGGTGGAATTATTTATGATTACAAATATACAGCTAATTATGAAGTAGGCAAATTTTACAATAATCATCAAACGCTTATGTATCTTGAAATGGTACCAGAAGCAAGAAAAATGGTTTATTTAATAACAAACAAATTTGATGAAGAACCAGGAGATATTTTTAGTGAAGAATACACAAAAGACTTATTTCCAGAAACAATAGAAACCGTAATACATAAGTTTGAAGAATGGTTGAAAATGTATGGATTATATGAAACATACACAGAAAAATGGAAATGTAAATATTAGGAGGAAACAATGGAATTTGAAAAATTATATATGTTTAATCCATTTACAATTCAAAACGCAGATAGTCAAAAGATAGCAGATACATATACCAAATTGCAAAATGAATTGATAGAAAATCCAAACACAGGATTTGAAATATCAAAAAATATAGAAATATATGCAAATATGAATTATCTAATAGGGGAAATGATAGCAAGATTACAACAAGAATATGACACGCTAAAAACAGATATATCAATACAAGAAAATAAACAAATCTATATGCAAAGGAAACAATGGCAAGAGACACAAAAAGAAAAGCCACCAGCAATGAGTTATTTTGAAGCTATGGCAAAAGAGTTTGTAAAAGATGATAGCAAGAAATTAACAGAATTAGGCTCTAGGCTGTTTAGATTTAAAAAGGCGTATGAGAGCATAGATAGTAAACAAAATGCCCTAAAGAAGAAAATAGAAGCAATAAGATATGAAATATAGAACATTGGCACTAATAGAAGTTTAGAGACAAGCAAGGAGCCTAATTTATTAGTGCCATGACCCCCGAAAAGAGGTAAAAATGATAGTAACAGATTTATCAAACAGTTTTAATCCAGTACCTAAAAAAAAAGACAGAAAAGAAAAAAGAAGTTACAACAATTAAAAAGAAAAGCAAGAAGTTAGCAAAACTGGAAAGGCAAAGAGATAAAAACCTAGTAAAAGAAGGAATATGCGAGTTTTGTGGCAACTATTCAAGACACTTAGACCCACATGAAGTTTATGGTGGAAGTAATAGAAAAAGAAGTATACAACATAAATTTGTAAAACTAATATGTAGAAAATGCCACGACAATGAAAATGTTATAAAACAGTTAAGAATAGATACACAAAAAGAATATATGAAAACACATACAGAAGAAGAATTTATTAAATTGATAGGAAAAAGTTATATCAACAAGGGTTAAGACAACATAAGTTTTAGCCCTTATTTTTACGAAAGGAGAAGTTAAATGGCAAGAAAGAGAATGATAGATCCTAGTATATGGCAAAGTGAAGATTTTGGAAAATTATCTACTTTAGCTAAAATTGTATTTATTGGTTTATTCTCGCTTGCTGATGATGAAGGTAGAGGAAGGTGTAATCCTGTATATTTAAAGTCTACATTATTCCCTTATGAGGAAAATATAAGAAGTGCCGATATAGATAAAACCTTATCAGAGATAAGCTCTAATATGTCCGTAGTTTTATATTCTTGTGACGGAAGTAGTTATTATAGCCTTTTAAGTTGGGATACATTTCAAAAAATAGATAGACCAAGTCAAAGTAAGATACCAGAATATAATGAAAATACAATGGAATTATTATTCGACGAACATTCGACGAATAATCGACGAACTATCGCTCCTAATAAGAATAAGAAAAGAATAGAAGATAATAGGAATATAAAAGAAGAGAATAGAAATAAAATAGTCGAAATTTACAACACCTATTGTGCTAATTTGCCTCAGGTTCAAAAATTAACCGAAAAAAGAAATAAGTCTATTGATAATTTCTTAAAAGATTTTTCAATAGAACAATTTGAAGAAATATGCAAGATAGCAAATGTTAGTGAGTTTCTAATAGGAAATAACGACAGAAATTGGAAAGCTGATTTTGATTTTCTTATGAGAACTGATAAAGCAACTGCAATATTAGAGGGCAAATATAGTCAAAAGAAAAGAGATAAATTAGATGGATTTAAAGATTTATGGAAGGAGGCAAAAGATGAAGAAGAGCGAAATGGTGCAAATAATAACACTTTTGGCTGGTAATTATGAAGATATTGCTAATAAATCACAAACACAAAGAGAGATGATGTTAAATACATGGCAAGAGTGTTTAGGGGATTTAGATTATAACTTAGTTTTACAAGCTGTAAAGAAAACAATAATAGAAAGCCCTTACCCACCAACAATACATGAAGTAAGAAAAAATGCAATAGAGCTAATCAATCCAACAACAAAGAAAACAGGAATAGAGGCATGGAACGAAGCAATTGGAATGATAAGCAATGGTCTTTATATGACCGAGGAACAATTTAATAATTATAGCCCAGAAGTTAAGAGATTTTTTGGAAGTGTAAATCAAGTAAAACAATTAGCAATGGTGGACATGGAAACAATAAACACAGTTACAAAAGGGCAGTTTTTAAAACAATATGAAGTATTGATAAACAGAGAAAGAGGACAAAAACTATTACCTCAACAAATGCAAGATTTTACAAAACAACTTGCAGATAGAATGAGTGTAAAACAGATAGGAGAGTGATTAACAAATGAATACAATAACATTTATGACAAGACATAAGAGTTATAAAGATATGCAAGAGCACTTAAGCGAAAGACATAAGCAAATATTAGAGATATTAGAAAATAAAGAAATGACAACAAGGGAGATAGCACAGGAATTATATAAAAAACATTACACAAACACAGCAGATGTAAATAATGCGAGACCAAGAATAACAGAACTTGAAAGTTTAGGTTTTGTAACAACTGAAAGAACAAAGAAATATAGCATTACAAACAAAGAAGTTGCAGTATATAGATTAACAACAGAAATAGAAAAAATGATTCTGGAAAATGAAAATCATATACCAAGTTATTAGGAGGAAATTATGGAAGAATATGAAGAATATTTTAGATATCTCAAAAACTTAGTTCATAATTTGAACAAAGAACAATATAAACAACTTGAAGAATTTTTAGGAGATATGGCAGAAAACATAGACGGAAGTACAACGCTAAAAGAAATAGAAAAATACATAAAGAGATATAAAGCAAAAAATAAGATATTATTTATAACATTTAAAACAAAGAACAAAAATAAATTGGCACATATTTGCAAATATATAATTGAACTAGAATGGAACAATGAATGGGCACTGGCAGTAGCTAATCAACATACACCAACAATATTTGGTTGGTTCGATTAGGAGGTAGTTATGCAAGAAAAATGTAGTAAATGTAATAGTGAAAAATTATTTGTAGAAATACAAGGAAATAGAAGAGGCTTGTATTGTGGCAAATGTGGAAAATGGCAAAAATGGATTACAAAGCAAGAATTACAAATAGCAAAGTTTAAAGGATATACAATTTTAGGAGGTAATTATGATAATAGTAAGTCAAAATAAAGAAAAGATAGTTAATTTTGATAATATAAAAACTATTGAATTAGATAGAGAAACAGGTTTTAAATCAATAATAATATTTAGAGAAACTAACGAGGTAGAAACAGGAGTATGTGGCTTGTTTATTGGACATTATGCAACAAGAGAAAGAGCAAAAGAAGTATTACAAGAAATAAT